CTACTGTAGGTTTAGATGGTGTTTCAGCTTACTACGCTGGGCCTGCTGGATACTACATGGTTGGTATGAACGCTGAGATTATGACTGTTAAATCAGTATATGACCCATTTGAGGACATCGTGAAGATACAAGCACATGTTACTTATGGATTAGGTATTTTTGATGTAGCATCATTCTGTCTTTGTAAGTAATCGTTAAACTAGTGTTAATACACATAAAATAAAAAATAAAAAACATAATATATTATGGCATCATGTTTTATAACAACAGGATATACCTTAGATTGTCGTACTAGTTCTACAGGAGGTTTAAAGAGCCTTTGGATTTTAGGTGGAGCTAACAACTCAATCACAGGATATACTGTAACTAATAGTCAAGTTTCGGCTATTGGTGGAACTGGTACTTGGTTTAATTTCCAACTACCGAAACAAGCTGCGTCTTTAACTGAGAACTTGGGTGTAAACACTACAAGTCAATCGGTTACTTTCCAACCAGAATTGGTAGTTAACCTACCTAAATTGGATACTACTTTAAGAGATGTATTCGTAGATTTAGTTTCACAAAATGAAATCTATGCTCTCGTTGAAGATAATAACAATCGTTATTGGTTAGTATTCCTTGATAATGGAGGACAAGTAACTGCTGGCTCTTTAGCTACAGGACAAGCTTATACTGACTTAAACGGAGCTTCTGCTCTTACTATGGGTGGTGGTGAACCAACTTCTATCAGAGAAGTATTGGTAACTACTACTATTGGTGATGTATTCACTACTGGTGGATTCACTTTTGAAGCTTAATTAATACTTTAAAGTTAAAGGGGGAGATTTATTTTCCCCCTTGCTTTAATATTATCTTTTAAAAAAAAATTATATGATGAACTGGGGTGGTAAAAATTGGAGACCTGGTGCTCCCACAAATAGAAGACAACCGATAAATCAGAGTGTTGCTGAACTCATGAAACCTTTGGGTGAAAAATCCTTTCAGGGTAATGTATGGGGTTCTGTAATCATGAATGTGCCTTTACCTGATACTACCCCACCACCAGTTCCTTATGTTAGATTTGTTGCCTTTGGAACAAGTGATGCTATTCAAACTGAATCACCAACATATTGTTCTTTTGATGGTTCAAGTTGGACTGCTTCAACGACTACAGGAAGAAACTTAAGCACAACTTCTTTTGATATTCAATATAATGATATTCAAAGTAAGTGGATAACTGTTGGTAATGATTCCATTATTGAAGATTCTACTGATGGTATAACATTTAATAATAACGGATTAACCTTTTTATCTGTTAATAAAATAGCTCAAGGAACATCAACACCTACTGATTATAATATTAGTGTTGGTAATGGTCTTGTTTATCCTAATCTTGTATCAAGTTATTCAGATATTACAACTAATACAAGTTATAATTCTTTACTTGGTGGTTGTGGTTCAGGCCCAACAGCATTAATTTTCTGTAGTTTCCCAAGTCAAGATATGTGGTTAGCAGGTTATGCTGGTTGTACTGGTGAAGCTTATTCATATAATTTAGGGACTGACCCTAATTCAGATACATGGAGTGGAACATCGTCATTAAATAGTTATGTAGGTCAAGTAAAAGAGTTTGCTTCTAATTATGATTCAAATACTAAATCTGAAACATTAGTTGTTGCTGTTGGAATACAAAGTCCATTACAAAGTATGGCAGCGGTATCTAATGATGGTTTAACATGGACTGGTGAAACAAGTTCATTATACAATAGTTTTGATAATTTAACTTGTGTTATATGGGATGGTTCTAAGTTTATTGCTGGTGGAACTACTAACTCTCTTGTACCAGGCCCATTATTAGCAACATCAACTGATGGTATTACTTGGGTTGTTAATACAGGAGCAACACAAGGTTCTACTACAATAGATTATATAACAGATATATCATTTGATGGAACAACATACATGGCATTAGGACAAAGTGGTTTCTTAGGAACTGTTGCTCTTACAAGTACAAATGGATTTGATTGGACGGTTGTTACTTTATCATTAGCCACAGGGGTTCAATTGCTTAAAATAGATAGTAACCCTCACCCATACAGACGATGATAGTTGACGGAACTGAGTTTGATGAGTTTAAGATAAAGACAATCACTATGGATTTGGATACATGTAGTATCACATTCAAAGTGATTTTTCATAAAGATAAACAACGAGTAACAAGGGTAAAAGAGTTTACCTATGAAAGTGAATGTTATGTTGATGTAAATAAGAAAATAAAGCAGTTAGAACAAGATATATATGCCACAAATATTTTATAGAAAAAAGTTCTCGGACTATTTGGGGGAAGAAAGAGCCTTAAATGATATTATTGGAGCATTTGCTTCAGTAGTTATCCCTACGCCTACACCTACACCAAGTGTAACTCCTACAAATACTCCGACACCTTCTGTTACTGCGACGAATACTCCTACCCCAAGTATTACACCGACGAATACACAGACACCTACACCTTCAGTAACACCAGGATTTACTCCAACGAGTACTCCTACTATGACTGTTACACCGACTAATACAAAGACACCAACACCAAGTGTTACTCAAACTTCTACTCAAACACCTACCCCTTCTACAACTACAACTTTAACACCTACTCCTACTCAAACACCTACTAATACCCAAACACCTACCCCTTCTACTACTACAACATTAACGCCTACGCCTACACAAACTCCAACGAATACACAAACTCCTACCCCTTCTACAACTACAACTTTAACACCTACTCCTACTCAAACACCTACTAATACCCAAACACCAACTAATACCCAAACACCAACTCCTTCTACAACTACTACTTTAACCCCAACACCTACTGAAACTGCTACACCTACTCCAACACCGACATCAACACCGGTGGTTGCGACAAACTATTTATTAACAGAAAATAGTGATGCTATTACAACAGAGAACTCAGATAACATAGAAATAGATATATAAAAAAACAAAATTATGGCTAATATAAAAATAAGCGCTTTAACAACCTACACAGGTAATCCATCTGATAATAGATGGTTTATTATGAATAATAGTGCGAATACTGAAACATTTAAGTATTCAGGTTATTCATCCCCATTAAGATATGGAACTCCTGTTAATAGTATCATATCACCTTACTTATCACCATCAAGTGTTGGTGGTATATACGATTTAAATATACAAGGAACAGGTAATACTATTAGTAGCACAGGTGGTTTAAATCAAATTATTGGTGGTGGAAATAATAATATCACAGGAGAACAAAGAAGACAAAGTATTATTAATTCACAAAATTGTGATATAACAAGCACAAGAAGTCCAGCAGATGATGCTGGGGGATTTAATGCTATCTATAATTCATATAATTCTAGTTTAACTAATAATGCTTGGTTTGATATTATATTAGGAGCTTATAATGGTGATATTAATGGTGCTATTTGGAGTACGATTATTAATGGTGATGGAAACCAAATTAATGGTGGAACAGGGTCTTTAAACTTCCAAAACTCATATTCAACTATTATAGGTGGAGCATCTAACCAATTAAACTCATCAGCTGGTGGTGCTGGTTCAACTAATGGTATCTTTTCATCAGCGCAAGGTGTAATTGATAATAGTGAAACCTGTGTTATAATAGGTGGATTCCAAAGTTCAATAACAACTAGTAGTTATTCTGCTACATTAGGTCGTAATAATGATATCATCTCTTCAAATTATGTTGTTACTTTAGGAGGTCATAATCATGCGATAAATGGTTCTTCTGAATCAGGTATATTTGCCGGTTATAGTTCTTCTATCTTAAATGCGAATGATTCAGGTATATACGCAGGTAGAAGTAATACTATTAATGGTGGTGGATGTTGTGGTGGTAATGTTATTGTAGGTGGTGAAAATAACTCAATAAGTAATTCACCTGGTAAAAATAACGCAATTATTCAAGGTTATCTTAATGATATTAGAAGTTCAGCTGATTACGCAACAATTATTAACGGACAATCAAATCAAATAAGTTCTTCAGAAACTAATAATGTTATTATCGCTGGTAATAACAATACTATCACAGGGACAACTTCTGGTTCAACTATGATTGGAACAAAGACGAGAACACCAATCGTTAATGATACAGTCCATGTTGAAAACTTAAGAGCTTACGGACAATCATATGATGGATATTTCAATAATGGTTCAGGTTCAACCTTTACAATAGATTGGAATAAAGGTAATACCCAAAAGATGAACTTGACTGGTGCTGGTGGTATTACTTGTAGTAACACAGAGACAGGTGCTACATATAGAATGATTATTAATAATCCTGGTGGATATACACCAACATCATTCACAGCTTCAGGAAGAGCAATTAAGTTTAATGGAGGGTCATTTGTTACTTATACGGGTGAAAGTATTTGCCAGTTATTCATTACAGATGATAGTGTTTATGTAAATCAATTAGGTTTATTTTCATAATTTTTAAAAGAATTAATTTAGTATGATACAGATTCAAAGGGGTGAATTAAATGATGTTGTAGCAACTTGTTCTAGAAATAAGATGCTATCAGGTTCTGTTACTTATCTGTGGAGTATGACGCATAAATTAAGTAATCAAAATTGGAAGTTCTTGCCATATAGAGTTCCACCAGCAGTTTCTTATCCACCATCATACGACTTATTTACAATTAACACAGATTATTCAACCCCTGAAGTATTTACTGCTTCAACATCTGCTAATACAGTTAATTTACACTTAATTGACGGGCAATACTTCGTTAAGATATACGAACAGACATCAACAACCAATCTTAACCCAAATCTTTCTTATAATGTAGTTTATGAAGGAACTGCTGATGTTAATTGGAGTGGTTCACCGCAAAACCAAATAGTTTCATATACAGGAGACACTAACATATTTAAAATATATCAAGGATAATGATTAAAATAGATAAACTTTCATTTAGTAATAACACCCTAACTTCTTTTTCAGAAGTTATTAACAAAAATGAAATATTCATTCGTTGGGGTGTTGATAATCAATTCGTTAATGAGTTGTATTTGCTTAATGACGCATCACCAATTCAAAATGCTTGTGTTCGTTCTAAAGTAGATAATGCTGTTGGAATGGGTTATATAACTGACTATCAGATTAATACTAAAGAAAAATTAAATGATATTGCTAAAAAGATATTCTATGAGTTCGTAACGACAGGGAATGTGTTTTTGGAAGTGGTATGGAAACAAGATAGAACAGAAGGTATATCAGGATTTTATCTTATCCCATCAAGATATATGAGATTACATAAACCAACTGAAATGGGTGGTGATGTAACAAAGTATTTGTATTGTAGAGATTGGTTAAACTGGCGTAAGGTTGGTATGGTTGAGTTTGCTGAGTTTGACCCAAAGAACTTCACAGACAGACAAATCATTCATATAAAGAACTATCAATCAGGTTATGACTATTATGGTGTTCCTGATTGGTTAAGTGTAATTAACGATGTTAGATTGAACCACGAGATTACCGTATTTAACTTAGCAAATATCCAAAATGGTTTATCACCATCACTATGGGTTCACTTCACACAACCAGCCCCTGATTCACAGAACGAACAAAACCAAATATTAAGGGGTATTGAAGATAGATATATGGGAGCTGAAAACGCAGGTAGGGTAATTGTATCCTATGGTGAAAGCGAACAGAAACCTGAAATAACCCAAATACAATCAAATGTTGAGAATGGTTATTTTTCAGCAATCTTTGAATTGGTTCAGAAACAGATAATGTCGGGACATAAGATTATTGATGGTTCATTAATTGGATTACCAAATCCAGGTGGGTTCACATCATCAGCAGAGCAGTTAGAAACAGCTTATAAACTATTTATGAGTACAAGTATCAAACCTCTACAAAACTTCATTAATCGTGAGTTAAAGCCGGTTATTGAACTTATCTACCCAAACCAAGAAATAAGCCTTGTAATAGAACAAAACCAAATAATATAATGAATAAAGTTTTATTAATATCAGAAGATACATTAAAAACCTATACGGCAATTAATGAGAACGTACAATCAGATGAGTTAAGGTTCTGTATCCTTCAAGCACAAGATATCTTCCTACAAGAAACTTTGGGGACAAATCTGTATGATTACATGTTAAACTTGGTTGATACAAATGATATTAATTCACCAGGTTATGTTAATTATAAAAACTTATTGGATAGATATATCCAACCTATGTTGATAACTTATTCATACTATCTTGGTATGACTAACTTCTATGTTAAATGGGTTAGTGTTGGTTTGGTTCAAAACCGCTCAGAACAGGGTAGTAATATAGACCACAAGACATTCCAATATCTTAAGACAGATGCTAAACAACAAGCAGAGTTTAACGACAATCTATTAAGAAGACATCTTATCTTCAGGTCTGGATTATATCCTGAATATAACAACGGAAACTTGAATGATGGACAACTTCCACCAATCCCTGCTACACCATTCCAATCTTCTATAACAATACCTACAAGTGCTTACTCATGGGGTAGAGGATGGAGAACAGGTAATTGTGGAAATGCTATGGGGCCTTTGTGTGCTGGTAGTCCATTCCCAACATGGTACGGACATACTACGAACTCTTAAAAGTTTAGTTCATATCCTTTATTACAACTTCTTTCAATTCTAATTACCGAGCAATCACTACCTGCCTCTCGTATTACTTTTTGTAGCTTTGAAAGTTCTTCAGCAACCTTGTAATATTGTTCTGTAACTTTTGGGTTGTGAAAAACATTAATCTTTGATTTGACTCTAATTTCCATAAGATTTGATATTCTTTCTAATTCTTGAAACAAAACGACTGGTTGTGTTGATAAGTTTTTGGTGTTCTTTTTCATTCAATAGATTGGGAACTTTACCATACCCACCCATTTCTTTGTAATATGCTAGTTGAACGGCTTTAACCTGTGATGGGGATAGTTCCCACGATTTAGCAATAGGTTCAATATATTCAAAACAAAATCTTTTCTTTGAGCGTCGTTTCATACA